CTGGCGTAGCTCTTACTGCTTTTGGCTCTGATAGCGATACATTTATATTTACCGATAGCCTGCTAATTACTGGACTAAAAACTCAGTGGAAACAAGCAAAAGGGCTAGACGCATCATTTGATTTGTCCGAGTTTAGAAGTTTGCTAGAAAGCAATAAAGCTCAAGATAAGAGTTATCCAAAACTATCTCTTGCGCCGATTGGAAGCTCTGTACTGCTTACTACAATGAATTTGCCGGATGGCAATTGGCCCAGCTAAAAATGAAAGCCTCAGCGACCTCTATACCAGCGCCAGTAGGCGGCCTGAATGACCGTGACGGCATAGCAGATATGCCGCCAAGCGATGCGGTAATTCTTGAAAATTGGTGGCCTTATCCATCGTATCTAGGCATCCGCAAAGGAAGTTCTGACCACGTTACCAGCATCCCTGCAACAGTAGAGACACTTGTAGAGTATTTGCCTACAAGTGGAGGTTCTACGCTTTTTGCTGCTGCTGGTACATCTTTTTACAATGTAACTACTGCTGGCGCTGTAGGTGCGGCTGTGGTTACAGGGCTATCAAATGCTAAGTGGCAACACGCACAAATCACTACACCGGGCGGCTCTTTTCTTTACATGGTCAACGGCGTTGATTCGCCGAGGCTTTGGGACGGCGCTACTTGGACAGCAGTTACAGGAGTATCAACACCAGCCATTACAGGTGTAACTACTACATTATTAGTTCACGCGCAATTATTTAAAAACCGTCTTTTCTTTGTTGAAAATAACTCAATGCGAGTGTGGTATTTGCCAGTAAATTCTATTGGTGGTGCAGCATCGCAATTAGATTTAGGTTCTATTTTTAGGTTGGGCGGCTCAATACAAGCCTGCTACACATGGACTATTGACGCTGGCAGCGGCTCTGATGACCATTTTGTAATTTTGTCAACCAATGGAGAGGTGGCAGTATATTCCGGCACTGACCCCTCAAGTGCTTCTGATTGGCGCTTGGTTGGTGTGTTTACACTTGGAAGGCCAATAGGCAGGCGTTGCGGCATTAAGTTTGGCGGTGATTTAGCCATTAATTGCATGGAAGGCGTATTTCCATTGGGCAAAGGTTTATTGTCTGCCTCTGTTGATCGGCGCGTTGCTTTAACGGACAAAATACAAAATTCCGTTAGTCAGGCTGCAAACTCATACCCTACAAATTATGGATGGCAGCTTTGTCAATATCCCGATAACAATATGCTTATATTGAACATTCCTGCTGGTAATGGCATGAACTTTCAATATGCACAAAACACAATTACAGGCGCTTGGACTAAATTAACTGGTTGGAACGCTACAGTATGGCTAAATTCTGCAAATGGTTTGTATTATGGAGATGCCAACTCTGTCAAAAAGGCATGGGTTGGCAATTTAGACAACACAACGCCAATACAAGCTGATGTGCTCCCAGCATTTAGTTATTTTGGCAACAAAGCGCGCAATAAATACTTTACGATGGTTCGCCCGTATTTGCAAAGCTCTGGTAATCCGTCAGTGTTGTATGGAATAAATACAGACTTTAATGTTAGCGAACCACAAGGAACATTAAGCTATACGCCGCCTACTGGCATGACTTGGGGCGCTATGGTTTGGGGATTGATGACTTGGGGCGGTGGCCTGACTGCAATTACAGCATGGCAAACCGTTGGCGCAGTAGCCAACTCTGCTGCTGTACGCATGAAAGTCCAAAACAATGGCACTGACGTTAGATTTACCAATATGGACTATTTATACCAGCAGGGAAATAGCGTACTGTGAAAGTATGGGGCAATGAAGTTACTTTTGATGCTGATTTAATTGGCCCTTGGGTATGCGCAAAAACTGGCGGAACATGGTTAAAAGGGCGTGGAACTGCAATTGGTAAATTAAATCAAAACGGTGATTTGGTGGCTGGTGTTTTGTATGAAGACTGGAACGGCGCAAACATTGTTGGGCATATTGCTGGTTTAGATGGTTGGGCAAGTAAAGGTTTTTTGGGTTTAATATTTGATTACCCATTTAACCAAATTGGAGCCAAAAGGATTACAGCGCCTGTAAATTCAAATAATGACAAAGCAAGGTTGTTATTAGAAAAATTAGGCTTTATAATTGATGCAACACTGGCGCAGGCTATCCCTGATGGTGATTTGCTTCTATATCGGATGTATAAGTCCGAATGCAAATTTTTAGAGGATAGATATTATGGGAAAAAGTAGCTCTCCACCGCCAGCGCCAGATTACGGCGCAGCAGCAGAAAAAACAGCTGCTGGCAATTTAGAAACCGCTAGATACACAACTAGAGCCAATCGAGTAAATCAAATTACGCCATATGGCAATTTGACTTATGAAGAATCGCCTGATGGACGGTGGACTCAAACTCAAACACTTTCACCCCAAGCCCAAGCCACGCTAGATCGGCAAATGGAATTGTCAAACCAATATGCAGACACGGCAAGTACTGGCTTTGACAAAATAAAAGGGCTTTTATCCAATCCAGAATTGGATATGTCACAGCTACCTAGTCGTGGCATCGATGTGGGTCAAACTGCACAACAAGCTATTATGTCTCGCTTACAACCAAATCTTGCACAGCAAGAAGAGGCATTGCGCACACGATTGGCAAACCAAGGCATTACATTAGGCTCCGATGCTTATGGTAAAGAAATGACAGCCCAAGGCCAACGTAGTAACGATTTACAGCTACAGGCAGCTTTGCAAGGAATTAACCTAGACCAAGCAAATCGTGCAAGTGCATTGCAAGAACAAGCATATGTGCAAGATAGGCCGCTAAATCTTGTAAACGCGCTACGCTCAGGCGCTCAAGTGCAATCCCCGCAATTTCAAAGTTACGCCATGCAAAACCCGACGCAAGGCGCTGATTATTTGGGCGCAGCGCAAGCAAACTATGGCGCACAGCTAAACAACTATAACGCAAATCAAGCAGGCAGCAGTAATATGATGAGTGGCTTGTTTGGAATTGGTGGCGGTGTTTTAGGAGGCTTGTACGGAGGGCCGCAAGGCGCAATGATGGGCGCTCAAATAGGCTCTGGGTTAGGTCGCTCGTTTTAAGGTGAAATATGAACGAATTTGATCTACGCTTACAAAATGCATTAGCAAAACGCAAAGCTGGGCAAGATGCATTGCAAAGTTTTCAAACGCCACAAGGACAAATGGTTGGTGGTGTTTATATCAAGCCTTCGATCTCCGATTCTTTAATTCAGGGATTGCGCATGTACTCTGGCAAAAAAGATGCAGAAAGCGCAGACCAAGAAATTAAAGATGTAATGCAGCAGCGCACAGAAAGCACAAATAAAGCGCTTGCTGAATTTTTGCGTAATTCTAAAGGCACGCCAGCAAATGCGCCTCAAGATGGCGTAGGCCCTGTAATGCCTGCACAAGCTCCTAACATGGAGGCCGCTTATGGCGCACTAATGCAATCGCCAGACTTGCGTCAAATGGGGCAGCAAGGAATGATGCAGCTACCACAGATTGAGGCTCAAAAACAAGAGCGCGAAGATGCACGATTGTTTAGGCAGCAAGAAGCTCAAGCTCAAAGGGATGCACGCGCTCAAGAGTTGCAAATGCGAATGCAAGATCAGCGCACCAGTCAGCAAGAAAAACTAGCTTCGCAACGTGAATTGCAACAAATGCAAATTGATGCGCGTAAAGATATGACAAGACTTGCAGCAAGCCTGCGCCCTGCGCCTCAACCTCAACAAGCTCAAATAATCCAAACAGATGCAGGCCCCATGCAGCTTGTAAATGGTCAGGCTGTGCCTATAGTTGGCCCGGATGGTAAGCCAGTATCTGCACCTAAAAAGGGCGCTGCTGGATTATCTGCAACAGCGCAAAAAGAATTGTTTGAAGCTGATGATGCTGTACAAAATGGCATGGGTGCTATTGGCTCATTGCAAAAAGCGCTTGAACTAAATAAAGATGCCTATTCTGGTGTTGGTGCTGCTACTAGAGCAACAATTAGAAGCAATTTGCCCGGTTCTTCAAAAGCAGCAGATGCAACCATAGCAATGGAAAACATCATAAAAGACCAAGCGCTTACTTCAATGAAGTCTATTTTTGGAGGAAACCCAACAGAAGGGGAGCGTGCTATTTTGCTTGATTTGCAAGCCTCTGCAAGTAAAACTCCAAAGCAGCGTGAAGAAATTTTAAATAGAGCAATGCAAGCCGCGCAGCGTAGAACTGAATTTAATAAGCAAAAAGCAGAATCTTTGCGAGGCGGCACATATATGTCAGAAGGTGGAGCGCCTCAAGTCCAGTCTTCGCAATCAAATTCCAAACGGCTTAAATTTGACGCACAAGGAAACATTTTGCCATGATTGAAGCCGAATTGCCTGATGGCACTATTTTAGAGTTTCCAGACGGTACAGCACCCGAAGTAATGCAGCGGGTGGTAAAGCAGCGCATTGGAGGTAAAGCTCCTGCACAAGAAAAAAGCGGCGCACTTCAAACATTAGGTAATGTTTTAGCTGGTGGCATTCGTGGCGCTGGCTCTATTGGAGCTACTATTCTTGCACCTTGGGACATTGCAAAAGACGCAATGGCTGGAAAAGGATTAAGCCTTGAATCTAACCGCGAGCGTCGAGCAGCTATGGATGCTGGTTTGGCATCTATGGGTGCTGAAACTGACTCATTTGGTTATGGCGCTGGAAAGTTGGCTGGTGAAATAGCAGGTACAGCAGGCGTGCCCGGCGTATTGGCAAAAGGCGCTCAAGCTCTAAAGGCATCTCCTGCGTTGGTTGAAGCATTGCGCACTAGCGGCATGAGTTCTGGCGGTCAAACTGGCGCAAAAGCATTGGCTACTCGTGTAGCTGGTGGCGCTGCCACTGGTGGAGCTTCTGCGGCTTTAGCAGACCCAGAGCAAATTAGCACAGGCGCAGCAATTGGCGCTGCTATTCCAGTGGCTGGTAAAGTTATTTCTGGCACAGGAACATTGGCTAAAAAAGCTATTGGTGCAACTACTGGTGTTGGAGATTCTGCATTAACACAAGCGCTACGTGCTGGAAAAGAAGGCGGCAAAGTTGCTGAAGATTTTACTAAAGCAATGCGCGGCGAATCTAGCATGGATGACGTTTTGACAATGGCAAAACAGAATCTTGAGGCTATGGGCCAACAAAAACAAGCCACATATCGTCAAGGCATGTCAGGAATAAAAGCGGATAAAACAGTCTTAGATTTAAAAAATGTAGATCAAGCTGTAAACGATGCTATTGGAATGGCTACATTTAAAGGCCAAATTAAAAACGAAAAAGCAGCCTCTGCGTTGTCTCAAATTAAGGGCGAAATTGATAACTGGAAAAATTTAGACCCAACAGAATTTCATACGCCGGAAGGTTTGGATGCTCTTAAACAAAAAATTGGCGGTATTCTTGAAGAAATTCCTTTTGAGCAAAAAACTGCACGTACTGCTGCTGGTAAAGTTTACGACTCTTTACGTGGAGAGATAAGCAAACAAGCACCAGAGTACGCCAAGGTAATGAAAGGCTACAGCGAAGCCTCTGACACTATTAAAGAAATAGAAAAAGCATTGTCTCTTGGTCAAAAGGCAAGTGCAGACACATCAATGCGCAAACTTCAATCATTAATGCGAAATAACGTAAATACAAATTACGGGCAACGCGCAGATTTAGCGCAAGAAATGATACAAGCCGGGGGCCAAGATTTTATGCCTGCTTTAGCGGGACAAGCGCTAAACGATTTTATGCCAAGAGGAATACAGCGTGCAGGCGTTGGAACTGGTGGCGCTGGATTGGCTGTAACAGGAAACTTGCCTGCTGCTGCTGGTTTGGCTGCTATTTCATCTCCTCGGCTTATGGGAGAAGCATTTTATAACGCTGGAAAAGTTACAGGAAAAGTTGACCCAGAGCTAATAAAAGCATTGAGGAAAGCCACTTACATGACTTCGCCTATTGCAGGGATTCAAGAATCCCAGTCACAATAAGATACAAAAAAAACGCTATGAAAATAGATTCAATCATGTTGATTAAAGGACAAGCAAATGTCTCGTAACGGATCAGGTGGCTACAGTTTACCAGTAAATAGCTGGAATCCTGCGGTAAATGGCGTATCTGCCACAGCCGCAGACTGGCAATCTCTTATCAACGATGTTGCTACAGCAATACAACAATCAGTAAGTGCTGATGGTCAAACGCCAATTACAGGCAATTTGGCTATGGGTGGCAACAAGCTAACAGGCTTGAGCGCTGGTGTTGGCACAGGCCAATCTTTGCGATTTGAGCAGCTTTTTAGCCAAGGCACATTAACTAGCATTGCTAGTGCTGCTACCACTGATATTGGCGCTCAATTGTCTAACTTCCTGCAAATAACAGGAACTACAACAATTACATCATTTGGCACAAATTACAACGGGCCACGGTTTTTAATATTTTCAGGCGCTTTGTTGCTAACACATTCCGCAACATTAGTTTTGCCGGGTGCTGCAAACATTACCACAGTCGCAAATGATTGCGCAATTGCAATACCTATCTCTGGTGGTTGGCAAGTTGTAGCATATCAGCGTGCAAGTGGCTTCCCTGTGGTTACGACTGGATTTGCCTTGTCTGGTGCAAATACAGATATTACAAGTCTTGGCGGCCTAACATCTGCTGTTGCAGAAGTACGACAAATACAGCCAATTAGCGCATCTGTTGCAGCTAGTGCCTTAACCATTAGTGCATCGGCTTTGGCTTTGGAGTTTCGATCTACTACGCTTGGCAGTGGTACTGTTTCATTCGTTAAGGGTACGCCTGCAAATTTGGTTGTCCCAAGCACTGCAACGCTAGGAACAACTAGCGCATCACTATCGCGCCTAGCTGTTCTTGCAATAAACAATGCTGGAACGATAGAGCTTGCTGTTGTAAACGCTTTAGGTGGTACTGATTTATCAGAGTCCGGCGTAATTAGCACAACATCAATTTCAGTGGCATCAAATAGTGCAAGTGTTATTTATTCAACTAATGCACGCACTAATGTAGCTTACCGTGTAATCGGCTACATTGAAAGCACTCAAGCAACAGCAGGGACATGGGCAACATCTCCTAGCACAATACAAGGACAAGGCGGCAATGCGCTACAGGGAGTGCCGCGCATGCAACAATCGCCATCTGTTACAGCCTCTGGTACAAGCGTTGACTTCACAGGTATAGCGCCTTGGGCGCGCGAAATTGTCATACCTTTAGCCGGAATTAGTACCAATGGCTCAAGCTCTATTTGCGTGCAAATTGGCGACATTGGAGGCATAGAAACTACTGGATATACAGCCACTGGTAATAACGTTGCTGGCTCGGTTGCAATTACTTCTACAGCAGCCGTACCAATCATGGTTACAGCAACAGCAGCAAGTGTGTACAGCGGTCATATATTTTTGAATCTTGTAGACCCAGCAACTAACCTTTGGGCTATTTCTGCTGTGTTGTCTGATTCATCCCCAACAATTCAACTTGGATGCGGCTCTAAAGCTTTATCAGGCCCACTAGATAGAGTTCGTATTACAACGCTTGGCGGTGTAAATACTTTTGACGCTGGGACTCTTAGCGCAACTTCGAAAGGCTACTAAATGAAACGTTTAGTTGTAGACATGGTAACTGGAAGCGTGAGCGAAATAGAGCTTGCGCAAGATGAAATTGACGCAATTGCAAATCGCCCACAACCACCCGGCCCGACACCGCTAGAGCAGATTAGAGCACTAGAAGCTGCCAAAGCCGACGATTTAGCAAAGGTTATGCGGCAGGGAATGCTATTGCAGACTGTTGACATTGCGATGGCTAAACCAGAGGCCGCAGCGCTTACATCTGGCATGACACCTGCGGAGGCTAGGGCAACAGTTATTGCGCACTTGGTTGCCACCGACCCCGGCTTCAAACTCATGTACGAGCTAGAGCAAGCCATTGAACCATTGCGGGCGCAAATACCATGATCGACTTTCTCATCCGGCTGCTGCCCTACGTGGGCCCGGCAATTGTCTTTGCGGACAACTTTTACTGGCCGTGGCAGTCCAAAAACTGGAAGGCTCTTGTTGCATGGCCCTTCCTTGTCGTTTACACCGCGCTCGTTTGGGTCGGTGACCTGATCTTGGCGCACACCGCAATAGCGGACATATTCGGCAAGCCCCAAGGCAACGAGCTGACCATCAGCGACACGCTAGAGCGGGTGTACCCAACAGGCCACCCGGACGCGGTGCGGCTGGCTAAAGCCATCAACTTTGTTTCACCTGGACACATCAAGGCAGCGATTAAATGACAGAGCAAGTAGAGCGCAGGCAAATAAAACTAGGCTTAGAAGTGCCATTGCCGTGGCTACTGTCGTGCATTGGGGCTTTTATATGCGCTCTTGTTTATGCCGGATGGAATGCTAGAGAGCTTAAATTTAAACTTGAAACTGGCATTGAAAAGGTCGAGCAGCTAATACACTCTCAAAATGAAATTAAAAAAGATTTATTGCAATTGAATATAGATTCAAAAATGCATAGGGCTGAGATTGAATTGTTAAAAAACAATGTAGAAAGGATTGAACGTAGAAAATGACTTATTTACTTTCTTACATAATCCTTGCAAATGGTCTATTAATTAATATGCCTGTTACTGTGCATGGTTCTTTGCAGACTTGTGAAACTGCTAAAGTTAAAATGATTCAGTCTGTTAAGCGCGAACATAAAGATGCACAGATAACCTCTGTTTGCCTAGACCGATGAAATACTTAATCATTTTTGCATTGGTGTTTTCTCCATTGGCAGAAGCCAAGATTAAGCGCAGTTACAAGGCAAAGTCTGATTTTGCAAAAATAAACGCTTGCCCATCTACAGGACTAAATAAACCATCCTGCCCCGGTTGGAGAATTGACCATCCTAAACCATTGGCTTGCGGCGGCCCTGATACACCTGATAACATGCAGTGGCTGACGATATACGATTGGCAGCAAAAATCTAAATGGGAGCGTAAGGGGTGTTAAATGAAACTTAGTGAACGTCAACGCCTTTTTGTAAAGCTACTCCCGCGCTTGATTGATTTTTCTTACGAGCACGGCTACGAGCTTACACTTGGCGATGCTTACCGCGACCATAGGTTACATGGCGCTCCCGGCGTAAAACTGGGCTACGGGCACAAAGACAGCAACCACAAAAACCGCCTCGCCATCGACCTCAATTTATTTAAGGATGGTGTATTCTTGCAGGCCACCACTGACCACACGCCCTTGGGTGAGTTTTGGGAAAGCCTGCACCCTCTATGCCGTTGGGGTGGTCGCTTCAATGACGGCAATCACTACAGCATCGAATCACCGGAAGGAATGAAATAATGGAATGGCTTAAAACTCTTGCACCAATTTTAGGTACTGCGCTTGGTGGGCCATTAGGTGGCGCTGCTGCTTCTTTTATTGCCGACAAATTAGGCATTGAATCAAAAACAATTGAAGCAGTAACTGATGTTTTAAACAGTGGAAAAATGTCGCCAGATCAAGTTGCTGCTATAAAACTTGCTGAAATTGATTTTCAAAAGTTTTTAAAAGCAAATGACATAAAACTAGAAGAAATTGCAGCCGCAGACCGCGAAAGCGCGAGGGTAATGCAAACCAATAATAAATCCCATGTGCCAGCAACACTTACGTATATGCTGACAATGGGATTTTTTGGTGTGCTTGGTGCTATGTTTAAATACCCAGAGCTAAAAGAATCAGCGCCTTTAATGATTATGCTGGGGAGTTTAGGCACTGCTTGGACTGGAGCATGCGCGTTTTGGTTTGGTACTACTCACGGCTCACAATCTAAAAATCAATTATTGGCAAACAGTACACCGCCAAAATACTAAGCCTTGATAAACACGCCATTGGGCATCATCGTGCCTTTGCGATCTTTAATAGTTTCATAAGCTGATTTTAGGCAGTTTGTAAGGTCTAAATCCTCTTTTGCAGCCACAATAATCAGCGTTACCAGTACATCGCCTAGACCGTCAATAACCCCCGGCCTATCGCTTTTAATCAGCGCGTCTGCTAATTCGCCAAGCTCTGATACTGTTTTTAGTAATTGTGTTTGACTTGTCGCATTAGGGATAATTTTGCGATCTTCGGCCCATTTAATAACCTTCATTTCTACGTCTGCAAAACTCATTTTGTATCTTTTTTAAAAGTTGGCAAAGGTGCCCAATGTGTGAAAAAGTTGTTTAGCTTATTGTGAGTGCCTTTGTGCAGCACTCCACTATGCTTATTAATCAGCAGCATCATTGCATTGATAGGTGTATCGTCGTTTATCTCTATCCAATGGTAATCAGCGTCAACTATTGCGCATCCGTCGCTACTTTGTTTGTAGTTCATATTATTTTGCATATCCAGCAGATACAGCATTACTACTGATAGCAATTGGTGGCCTATGCTGAATAAAGTTATTCCCAACACGAGAAGGCTTGCTAAATGCATCCATTGCACCGGGCCTGCCACAATACGGACGCAGTTCTGCGCCATCGTACTTTCCAACCATTTTATTTATTAGCTGTGACGGCGCTGGGTTTTGTTTTTTTGTCATTTGTTTTTTCCTTTATGTTGTTGATAAACTCTTTTACTGAACTAGGCCAGCCAGTACGATAGGCTTTGTCATACATATCTTGAGATACGCGCACCCGCAATGTTGGGTATTTTGCTGTTTTTGCTTTAGTCATTTTGACAATTCCACAAACAAAAGCGCTGCGTAAACTACACCAATCAAAATAGCCAGCAAGTATTCTGCGGTTTTCTCTTTTTTGTTAGGCTTTTCAATGGCGCATCCGTAAGCTGGGCCAAATGGGAATGCTTCATTCATTGTGCGAGCGTATTTGCGTGTTTGCATAATTTTCCTTTAGTTGGTACTTGTGAAAAGAGTGCCTTGATAGGCGATTGCGACAAGTTCAGATCCATGATCTTGACCTGTCCAAACTCCATAAACGGTAAATGGATCAATGTCTGAATCACGTAATGCAGTTGCAGTCGCGTCTTGCAGTGTTGTAAATTCTGGATCATTGGTTTTCCGATTAATCAGCTCTCCGACTTGATAGGTGGTGACCATATTTATCCTTTTAAGTTTTGTTTTTCAAATAAGTTGAAATAACTTATTGTAGCGCAGTTTTACTACTTTGCGCCACAGTTTTAACTTTTTTTGGCTTACTTGAGCCGGGTAGCGTTATCGTGTTTTTGGCATTTGTACTTGCAATGCGCGATACACGGGTATCAATGCCGTTGTAAGCTCTCAGGCCGCTAAAAATAGAGGGCTTGCCTGTGTTCCAGTCGAATGAGCTTGTCATTTTAATAGTTCCCCAGTCAAAACCTCAATAGTCTTATCCAAATCCTCAAGCAAGTAATCAGGCAGGCGGTGCTTTTCCGCAAAGCTCCACGCTTCTAGTGCGCTGAGTAATTTGATCGTGTCTAGTATTTGCTCTTTGAACAAGCCGCTTTTCTCGCTTATAGGTGCGCGAATGCTTGCTAATCCAGCGCCTGCAATATTTTGCTGTGCTGCAAAACGCGCCCGGTCTTCTGATGTCATTAAAGAGTTGTTAATCACACCGCCTCCTTTGGGTCTGGTGCGGCTGGTAGTGGCATCCAATGGGTTGGGTTTATATACTCTCCATAGTAACCACCGTCATATTTGGCAAATTGCCATCTGGAGCATCTATCATCGACAGACCCATTAAACTCTCTAGTCCATGAAGCAACTGCAACGCCTCTTGCTTCTTCTTCATCATCAGTTTCCCCGCCGCTAACCAATATCCAAGTCCCATCCTTCGGCGCAGTATCTATTGGCAACCACTGCGGCACTTGCTTCGCCAGCGCATCGGCTATTGCTTGGCGTAGTTGGTCGGCTGTGTAGAGTGTTGTCGTGGTCGCGTCGTGGTTTGTCGCGTCGTCAACTAACTGCGGGTCATCTAGGTTGTAGACGATGTAACCGTTATCGGC